TGTGCCGCCAGGAAGGACGGCAGCGGCGCGTCAGGCCAGATTGAACGCTGACTGGCGACCAGCTGCGGCAAATACTTCACCGCGCCGGCAGGCAGCTCTGCGGCTGCCAGGGGCACCGACAGCAGAACCTGGATAAATAGACCAAGCAGGAGCCGTTTCATGCCTTTGCCCAGGTCACCAGCGCATGCACCAGCAGAGCGACGAATAGCACCAGTGCGCCGGACAGGATGCCAGCGGATACGTTGCCGGACTTCACCTCGGTCACGAGGTCGGTCAGGTTGATCTGAGGGAAGACGATGCGGCTGACGATGACGGCCACGCCGGCAAGGATCGGCGCGAACAAGAGCCACTGGATCAGCGTCTTAAACATGGCTTCGTCGATGAAGTAGATGGCGAGCGCGCAGGGCGCGATCATGAGCCAGGCAGATTTGTCGGCCAGGGCTCTGGTTCGTTTCAGGTGCTCGGGGATGCGCATGTTAAAAATCCATTCAGTTGTTGACTGAATGGATTGTGGCATCACGACATCAGAGGTTAGAGCTTGATGATTTTGTTCATCACCATTGTCGGCTGGACGTTAGGGTGTGGCTGGTCGCCCCCGATAGCCTCTATTGGATTCGGATATTGCGGAGCAGCAGTTGCAGACCCGCCAGCTGCTGTGTTGGTGGGATTTGAACCCTGCGTCGAATCTAGATGAACCCTATGAGTATGGGATGGAATTTGAGCAACAGTCAGCGTATGCGTCTGCACACCTGCTGCGCTGCCAAGGGTCAGCCCGTCTACGCCACCTGCTGCTGACGTAAGGCGTCCAGCAGCAGTACCGCCCATGTTGTCCTTGCCGGCGAACACCCTGCCACGACCATCCGGCACGAGCGGGTTACTGGATCCATCTACGCCAAACGGGTTACCCGCTGCGATAAGTTTCTTTCGAAGGTTTGCCGCAAGCGGCATCGAGGTGGTCAGTGCCTGCCCATAACACATAAGCCATGCAGGGCTTGGGACGGTCGGAAGAGCATAATCGAGAACGACACCGGTCATGTCGCTCCAAAGGTCTAGTAGTTTACTCACGATACTCCATCACGCCGGCTCAAATTCGGGGCCGGTTATCAACTTTGCGTCTTATTCTCCTTTCGGGATACAGCAGAACATAATCCAATTGCTCAAATTGGATTATGCCTTATGACGAAGTTGAACGCCTATAGTTTTATGATCTTGTTGAGCACCAGCGTAGGCTGGGTGATGTCGTGGGCTGCGCCTGAGCCATTTGGAAGAATTGAGACGCCAGTACCTGCACCGTAGATGCTGATCCCCGTGACTGCCCCCTTAGTATCCTTCGCGCCATAGTCGTTCGAGTTGAGACCCGTCGGGAAGAAATCTGGATTGTTAGTCGGCCCGTTCGTGCCTGATTGGCTCGACACGTTGTGCAAGTGAGATGGGTCATAAACGCCGTGGCTGTGCCCTACGTCGTAGACGGTGTGAGCATGCGACGGCATCTCTGCGGTTGTCAGCGCGCGGGTTTGAGACCCAAGAGCACCACCGACTGTCGCGCCAGGCGCACCAGCAAGCCGACCTGCTGCTGTGCCGCCCATATTGTCCAGCCCAGCAATAACCCTGCCCCGGACGTCAGGGATCAGCGGGTTATTACTGGCGTCCTTCCCATACGGGTAGCCATCGTCGATCAGCTTCTGGCGCAGCCTGGCGGTGGTCGCGTTGCCCGCCACAAGGGCCTGTCCGTAGCAGAGCATCCAGGCCGTACTCGGCGGCGTCTTCAGCGCATAGCCAAGGACGACGCCAGTCATGTCAGCCCATAAATCCAGTAATTTGCTCACGCGCCTCCCTGTAGGCGGGATACGGTAACTTCGTAGCCGGCCGGGTAAGTTGTATTCAGGGTGAGGCGCGTCAGAACCGTCGCGTGCGGCACCCATTCAGATGACTTCAGTCTGATCCCTTCGACGAAAACAGCCGCCCCGACGGTGCTCGTGAGCACGGTCAAGTCCACCACGGTCTGCGCATCGGCAAGGATCTGGCTTTCCTCTCGCAAGGTCAGCGCCTGGAGCGCGGCGACCTTCGCCTCTACTGCAACCATTCTCGATGTCAGGTCAGCCTTGGCCGTTTCCAGCGTCGTTGCCCGACCATCAAGCGCGCCGATCTCTTCGATGAATAGCTCATGAAGATCGTCGTCGCTGCCAGCACGGGCGTCCAGCGCGATGAACGACTGCCGCAGCCGCTCAACATCGTCAGGAAGATCGTTGAACTCGTGAGGCAGAGGCAGGCTCAGGTGCGTCGTGCGATCATCAGTCAGGGCCATTAGGTAGCGCTCGCGATGACGCTAGCGCGCAGCCGATAGACAAACGGCCGTGCAGCAACGGTACCGGTGAGATGCAGTTTGACTTGAATTTTCGCCTCCTGCACGTTGGTAAGCTCGTACTGGTATTCGTAGATGCCGTCGCCTACAGCTGTGGACACGCCAAGCTGCGGCATGGCCTGCCAAGTGTCACCAGCGTCGACACCCTTCAAGAATACCGTCACGCCGGAACCGGAAGGCAGGTTGGCATCGAAGATCACGCGCACACGGCTACCAGCCGCATCAGCGTCCATCGCTCGGGACACATAGTCAGCGGCCAGGGTTACGGCGCCGGCCACGATCTGCGAGCCTGGGTAGAGCGCAGAGGAAGCCTTGTCGGTGGAGCGAAGCAGCGCTTTCACGCCAATGTCACCGGTCACAGGGCTGGTGAACTGGACGTTCTGACCATCACTGGTCGAGACCATCGTGCCGTCTGGCATTGTCAGCTGCAGTTCACTGTCAGCGCCGGTAGCAGGGTTGTCGACCATCGACAGCACGACAAGGTCAGTCGCGCCGGACACCTCAACGTGGCCGAGATCAACCAGCTTGGACACGCCAGTGTAGCGGCGAGCCAACAGGCGGAACGCCATGTCCTTATCCTGGTGCGCGGTCCATGTGGATGCGTTCGACGAGGACAGCAACGTGCCGACCTGATATGGCTGGGTGGTGACCCAGCGCATGTTGACGCTATCCCACTTGCCCAGCTCGGCAATGCCGATCGAGCCGATGGCATCGTTGCACAGCACCACTACAGCATATTCCACGTTGCCCAGTAGGTAGACGGGCGCAGCAAAAGTGAAGCGGTTCCATTGGCCCGTGGTGATCGCGCTCGGCTGCTTAGTCGACTCGGCCAAAATCACCTGGGTCGGAAAGCCAATCTGAGTTTCGCGGAGCTGCACCGTGATGTTGGTCGCGCCCTTGGCTGTGACAAATACTTCAAGCCCGCCGAGCTGGTTGCTTTCAGTGAGCGTGAATGTCTGGGCCAGCGGATCGAAATAAGTCTGGGTGACGCGCGTGGTGCTCTGCAGTACATCACTGACTAGAGTGCCCTGCCCGACGAATACTGCATCGCCAAAGCTCCCGCCAGAACCTGTTAACGAGACACTTTTAGATCCGGCGCGAACCCCGGCGGGGATAGTGAATTTCCCCTTGATGACACCAGCAGCGTTGGCAACGATTGCCATAATAAACTCCTTAGACTGCGACAGGGGCCAGGACGAGGCCGTCAAATTTCAGCTCGGTCAGCGTTTCGCCTGGACCGAACCCACTCGCTTCAAAGACCACATCAATCTGTCTCAGGTTCTCGATATTGCTGGTCGTAGACGAGACGAGAGATGTCGCCGTGTTCGAGTTGGTATAACTCGGAAAGCCAGCGAGCCCTGCCCCATAGAGCGAGTAGTGGTAGGAGTCATGGATGCCGTTATCGACGATGAATTTTTGGGTGATGTCGCTCAGCCAAGAGGTCTGAGTTACTGTCCAGCGATCAACCGCAGGCGTCAGCGTTACTGGCTTCGCAGGAATTCCAAACGCCATATAAGGGTTGATCTTCATGTCACCGGTGAGCGAGGTCTGCTCCAGAACCGACACCAGCGTGAAATCGCAGGTTGTGGCGCCCGTCACGTCGCCGCTGACAGAGATGGCATCGCCGTTGATCGGCAAGGTGAGAGCGTAGCCAAGGACAGCGGCGTTCTGCGCAGTGCCCTGATCGCGCTGGGCATCATCAAGGAACGGATCGACAAACATGCCCTTCTTGGCTGCTGACTCGCGGGTACCAAGATCGGAAATCAGGTTCTGCTGGGCCACCAAGTCGGTCAGGTTGTCCAGTCTGGAGTTGAAGTTCTCGATCTCAGACATCGGCACCATGCGGACACCGTCGGCGACCAGGCGTCGGCTGGAGTCCCACGTCTGCATCACCTGGCACAGCGCAAGGAGGTTGGACGGCGCCTGTGGCCGAACCGGGCTGTAGTCAGTGGCAACGCCCTGGATCCAGACAAACAAGCCCGTCTCATCCATGCAGAGGCGGTCGATGCGCGGCAGCTTGACTGAGTAATTGGTCAGCACCAGCGAACCAACTACGGCGCCGGTCACGGTGAAGCCTTTGCTGTCGATCGCCGTAGGCGTGACTTGACTGATGAACTGGTAGGTCACCTGATAAGTTGAGCCAGGCGCGGGCTCGGCGCCTGATAGAGACCAATCGACCTTGCCGGCTGTGAGCTTGTAGTCGACATCCTTGACGTAGGTTGTAGCGCCCTGCACGCACGAGATGATGCTGATGATCGACGTGTCTGGCAGCGGATCTTGCGCGCCAGTGAACGTGCCATGGGAAAGCGGGACCGTCTTCTGGACGCTGATGTGTACCGAGGTGATCTCGTTGATCGGCGTGCGGTCCAAATTGATGCGCTGGGCAGCGACCGTAGACGAGCTGTGCGGCTCGCTGTCGATATAGCGAAGGTCTGGGTTTGCCGGGATCTCGATGCGGCGCGCGGTGTTGAGAGAGATGCCGAAGCCGTTCACGCGGGCCCGGCCATCCTGCACGTTATAGACAAGCGTGCCATTGGCGAGGTCATCAAGCTGACTGACGTTCAGGCCGGACACGATGTAGCTGGATCCGGTGCTGTCGCGGTCATATTTTGCGATTGCCTGCGTCACGCTGTCGAGCTGCGGTGGCGGCTCTTTTGCACGCTGGTCGCCATCGTCGACGTAATAGATCGGGTAGAACTCGTCCGTGCCCTCGCCTTGGATGCCCCAGGTCGGCACGATCTTGATCCGAGCAGCGCCGGGCTCGCCATAGGCGCGAACGTCGATGGCCGGCTCTTTCAACGAAGGATCTTCCACCTCAGTGATAATCGACTGAAGCAGGTAGATGCCAATGACCACTGTGCCGGTGAGCGGGATGGTGAAGGTCGCAGGGGCAACGCCGCGCACAGCGCCGTCGAGATAGACCGCGCCAGACTCGGCGATTACGTGACCAGTCAGCTTGTCGACCACGACCTGTGCATCTCGAACGATATCGCCGTCCTTGAACAGCGCGTCGCCAAGCATCTTGTGGCGATTTGCAGCAACGTCCTGGATCTCGTTCAGCTCAGCCGACTGCAGCACGTAGCCAGCACGGAACATGTGCCGGTCATAGCCCTTGGCAATCTCGTCAGCAGACCGGTTGTAATAATTGTCCAAATTGGCCACGGGGTGCCCTCAGAACTGAATGACGTAGGTGAATTTCTGCTTGGTGTTCGCCTGGCGCGTGAACTTTGCCACGCGCTCGACCACCATCATTCGGCCAACTGCATCGAGCTGCGCCGGAGTGAGGTAGGTGGTGCCCGCAGGGACCGTAGATTTGGCGACGGTGCCGACGAAGACTGCCAGCTCACGGATGTCCTGGCCGACGGCGTGCGTATACGCAAACTCGAAGTTCAGGAGCAGATATTTCGTGGATGCAAGGCTGATATTGAACTTACCTTCCGGCAGTTCGATCGTGCCAGTGGTGGACGGCACAGCGTACTGCACGGTGGCAGCCTTCAGTCGGCCGATCTCCGCGACCAGGGCGACGTCATCGACGTTCGGCAGAACGGGCGTTGCATCCCACGATGCGGAGCCGTTGCCCCATGCCATGTGGATAGGCTGCGCTGCAATGTATTCAGCGACGGCAATCCGCCCCGATTCAGTAAGAATAGCCATATGATCCTCTGGGCCAAATATCTTTGAACCATTGTGGCATCACGACGCTATCCGGCGATGTCGCCCGGCAGGGTGTGATTGATGTAGGCGTGGAATTCATTCGAGGCGACTACGAAGGGAAGTACCTCGGTCTCACTCACCATCTTGCTCTGGGCATGCCTTGGCACCGAACCGCCGCGGCTTGCCCATGTGTCACCATCCGACCACTTGCGACCACGTGACCAATTATTGAAGTTCACGCCGATAGGCGTGAGTTCGTTGGTCCTGATAGGGGTCAGCGGATGAAAGTCTGGCGTACCGTACAGCAGCGACCTAGCTGGCTGTTCTTCGGACATACCGGCCCAAATCGTGCCGTCGAGAGGCAGGTCGTTGTGGAACGCCCACTCGTCGAAGATCCGGACACGCCAGTTCCGGCTTGGAAATGCGTTGCCCAGCTCCATCCAGTCCAGGCGAACATCATCGTTCGTTTTGACCAGCGCGCCATAGGCAGCAAGGATGCCCATCATGGTCGCGCCATCCAAGCGGCCCTGCACAAGCTCGGAAATCTGCACGAGCGGCGGCAGCACGATGACGCCTGCAGCCTTATTGCGCTCAATGACCTCCAGAACCCCGGTCCAGTCGAACAGCTCTCGCGCAAAGGGCTGGATGTAGCCGTAACGGTACTGATCGGCGCTTGGGAACCGCGATGTGCCGGACAGGCGCGACTCATCAAGGCGGAACATGTCCGGCCAGGTCTCATGAATGAAAACCTTGCGGCCGGTCAGTTCGCGTATGGCCATCTCGATGGCGTATTTATTCACCCGCAGGCGGAATGCCTCTTTCGGAATACGCGCAGCGTACCGAGGGTCTGACTCTGCATCGTCTCGGCTGATGCCGAAAAGGTTGCCCCAGACGTCAGTCCACTCGCCCTCGGACTGCCAGATGATCATCTGGCGGATTGCCTGGACCACCTGCTCTTTGGCGATGCGAAGTTCAGGCGCGTAGGCCGAGTAAAGAGCCCAAAGCATTGACCTGAAGGCCATCACTTGGTCGCCGTTACTCTTGCTCGTGTCGCCTTCGCCCTCGACGAGGATAAGCGCCGACCGGCCGAAGAACGTAAACGACGGCTGTACAGGGTCGAAGCCGTCAACCTTCAGGCGGTTAATCAGCGAGCCAATTGTGTAGGAGGCAAGACTGTAGCTGTAGGTTTTGCCTGGCGTCGTTACAGCCATCTGCCCGTCTGAAATTGACCAGGTCAGACCACCCTCACGGTGCAGAAGGAAGGCAACGCCAGCGTCTGGCGACTTATCAAAGACTGCTCGATGCGGGTGCTTGAGCAGTCGTTTAAGGGTGCTCATAGCGCGTAAATCGTCAGCGGGCCGGGGACGAGCGCTTCATTCTTCTCACAAGTGATGTTCTGGGACGACGATAGCGCAAGTTCGATGACGTTGGCGGTGCTCAACAGAAGCGCCCTTAGGTTGTCCACCAGCATGGTTTCCCCTGGCAAAATGCCTCTGACAGAAAGAGAATACGTGTCGGTGATCGCCTGCCGTGTCGCATTCGTCAGCGAGTACCCTGTACGCATGCGAACGCCGATCCCCATGCCCACCTCCCTTTCGACCATCGGAAGCAGGTCTACTCGGATGCCGCCTGCTCGGAATCCGGCGACAAGCGGCTCCCCCGTGTCGGGATCAGCCTGGCCATCGATAAGCTTTTGCCCATCGGCCAGCAGCGAGGCGCTTGGAATACCTAGCGACGAATAGACGTAGATCCGAACATACCCGGCAATCTCAACGAGCCCTGCCCTGGTGACGTATTCGTAGATATTCCCGGCGGCATCTCGTGTCGCGGCCTGCTTACCTGCGTAAAGGCAGGCCATGATCGTGCCGCGGGACAGCGCAGAGATGAACTCTGCAAAGCGGGCCTCGCGCTCGGCATCGGTCTCGGCATCGGTACCGTTGTTGATAAGGGCGTTGCTGATCGTGAAGTCAGCGCCAAAGGTTGGCGATGAGGTGATCAGGCCTGGCGCGATATTCCCGGCCAGGCCTGACGTGCCCGACACCACTGGAACAGTCACCACGGCCACGCCAGCGTCCCACAGCACCGCATTCGTACTCAGGTAGGATCTGCCATCCGCTGCCGTGAAAACTGTCCCAGCGGGCACCAGGAGGGCTTCTGTCGGGATAGAAATTTTAGAAATGCTCACATAGCCACTGGCATAACTTGCCGGCAGCTTGTCGAATCCGAAGCTTTGAAAAGTAGCGATAGGAATCGCTTCGCGGAGCCCGATGAACATCTGGAGGTACAATTCCTCCATCTCGACGGCTGGGCCTTCCACGAGCGTGCGCGCGACCGATCCCGGTTGAAGGTCCGTGACCTTGGTCTGTGTTCCGCGCATGTGGTTGATCATGCTCGCGGTGATGGACACGAAGTCCTTGATCTGGAAAGCCATAAAAAAACCCGCACCTGTTGGTGCGGGTATTATGGAGTCACGACACCGGTTAGAAGTTTCGACCTACCTCGACCCATACATCAGCGATGTTTTCGAAAGTCAGGATATACCCCGCCACACCAGCGACATTCACTGCGCCTTTTAACACAAGTGAGCCAGCACCGTGAACCAGCGTCATACCAGCGCCGATGCGAACGCGGATTGTCTGGCCGCGCTTCCCGCCGCTGAAATAGTTCACGTTCACCGTGTGTGACGACAGGTCGATTTTGTCAGAGTAGAACGCGCTAGGCTGATTGATCGTGCTTGCTGGCTTGTAATAATTCTCGCCGTTGAACGTGTCGTTCCCATAGACCGTGTTGAAGTGTGCGCGACCACGGGTTGCGAATGACTTCGTCACGTCTTGGTAATCCGAATCGTTTCCGTTCAACACCTGCTGTGCGAGCAGGCCAGACGTCGCTTCGACGTAGTAGTACGAATACGCGAAGCCAGACCAGATCACGTTCTTGGTTACACTTTGGAGAATATTCGACCCAACAGAACCAATCTGCGCGATATAAATCGCAGCAATGGATGCGTTGCCATTGTAGAGCCAATTATCCTTAACGATGTTTCCGCTGGTAGCGCCATTCGGCCAGTTAGCTTTGGTGCCTGGAGGGGCCCCATAGTTCGGGCGGCTATACAGGAACGGCGCCGGAGGCGATGCCATCCAGTCCGACTCGATGGCAATGCCAGCCTTCTTGATAACCGAGCAATCGATGCGGTTTCCGATGATCGAGTTAGTGGACGAGTCAATTGCAAGGTAAATCCCGAAGTTAGCGCCGGTGCGAATCCGGTTATCTTGAATATTGTTACCGGTGCTCGCGACATAGGCCTCGATTGCCGACTCGCCGCCAGGCTGGTTCGAGTAGCAGAAGTTGTTCACGATCTGGTTATTATTAGATCCGTAGCCCATGATGATGGCAGATGATCCTGCCTCTCGGCATTGGTTCGTACTTACCAAGTTTTCTCTGGAATGCGTGATGTGGATATTTCGATGGGCGCTGTTGAAGATATAGTTCAGCGCAATTGTATTCTCATCAGAACCGGTGATCGAGATGCCATGCGTTCCGTTAAAGATCTTGTTATCGATAACCTGATTTCGCATGCACTTGTTGGTCGCAGCAATAATATTGCCGGTGCCCCAGCCGGAGTAAGACTGGTCGGCAGCAACGATATGGATGCCATAGCAGGTCTGGGTATTCGCATCAGTGACAACCGGAAGCGTCAAACGGTTGTTGGAGATGATGTTGTCGCTGCAGTCGTAGGTAAACCGGAGACCGGAGTTAGTGCTGGTCAAATTAAGGCCACGGACTTTGATGCTGTCAAACGTCGAATTCGTGACAGAGCTACCAAAGAACGCGCGCTTGTCGCCGCCACCTGCATCGATAGTAATTCCGCTCATGCAGAACCCATCTACGCCAGTAAACGGCCCGTAAAAACTACCGCGCACGATAATAACGCCGAGCGCAGCTGCCGTTGTCAGATCATTTGTCTTGAACGTGCCATTGCCGATCAGCCCCTTCGCCCCGGTCTTGATCTCCAGGAAGTTGATGTTCACTGTGCCGAAGTCGTGCACGCCAGCGACACCCATCGCATTGCAGTCATCCATCCACTTCTGAACATCAGCAGTCGCATCATACGCGGATGTATTGGAGCGGATCGCTGCCTGTTGCGATTTCGGAATATATTCGAACAGCTGAACGGCTTGACCGCGAAGCTGATCCGCAACAAATCCAGGAAGCGAATTCACCGAACGTACAAACGGAACAACAGATGCTCCTTTATCAAGAGCAGTGCCAGACCATCCGTTAGCCAGACGAACAGCCGCACCAAGACTTCCGGCTGGATACGACACTGAGTCAAGGAACGGCATCAGCGCCGGGCCCTTATCAGCGGCTGCGGCGCCTGTCAGCGAAGCAAATTGGGCGGCAGCCGACTCTGCTGCAGTGCTAGCGGTGCCAGCACTGGTAGCCGCTCCTTGGGCGCTAGATGATGCAGCCTGGGCTGCCGTGAGCGCAGATGCGGCGGATGTAGCGGCGGCCTGCGATGCGGTGACGGCGGCAGCAACCTGTCCGCCGGCCGACGACGCTGAGCTTGCGGCAGAAGCTGCCGATGCCTCTGCATCAGCTGCACGTCCATCCGCCACAGCTGCTTTGGATGCGGAAGTAGATGCACTTGCCGCAGCAGAACTGGCAGCGGTAACCGCCTCAGTCGTGACCCCAACCACTTGAGCGCTCAGGTCGACCACCAACTTGGCAATCGTCGGAATCGCGCCGGACTCGGTCGTTACTGTCTGAGGATTTGGGTTATGCATGAAGTCATGCAGGATCTCAGAGTCGCCTTCCAGCTGAACAATCGCTGCGTTAATTCGTTCTTCGTTCGTAGCCATTTCAGCCTCTTTTAATTCAGGTATTCAGGGAGTCGGATGTGGATAAAGCGATGGGCCGCGTCGGCGCTCATGATCAAGCCATCGCCGTTAGCGAGCTTGAAGTGCAGCGTGTTTTGTAGGAATTCGTGCAGACCTGAGACGCTATCCATCAGCGCATCCGGCCCTGGTACGAAAAACTGTCGGCCTGCGATCGCACGGGGGAGTGATACGTTTACAACTTCATGCAATGTCATCCTTTTATCCTGGCGGGGAGTGTGACGTGTACGAACTGATGCAGGAGGTCGACGTACATCATCAGTTCCTCGTCTTTCGACGGAGGATCCGGGAGCATGTCCGGCGACTGGTTGGTCAGGTCAATCACACCGCCGGCAATCGCCTCTGCGCGCGCGGTAACCGCAACGGTGTCGCCACTGACGTCAGCCACCACGCTCAAGATTTTTGAGATGCGGTAGTCAGCGGAGACAGTCGCCTTCACATACTCGGCACCGAGCCTTGCAGCGGTCGGCCCATTGACCTTGCCGAACAGCGACCACACCAGGCATCCATACTGCGGATGCCGCGTCTGCTGCCCCCTGGGCGTGTTGATGCCGTGGCGAAGCTGCTGGGACAGGTTATCAACGCCGCTGGTGAGAGCGAAGTCGCCTGACTCATTTGCGGCGAGCTGCTTTCCATATAGCCCGCAATCGCGGCCGAATACTTGGTCAAAGTCGGTATCTGTTACAACCGCCGTCGTGGTGGACGGAATCCTGATAGCGGAGCCCGTGAGCAGAACTTGATCGCCGGCCTGACCCGCATCGTCGGTAAGGTATGGCGGGATCAGGTCATTGATCCAGACAAGCTCGGGCCAGCGGTTGGCGTCCCCAAGCTCGCGGCCGGCAACGATCTGGAGCGTGTCGCCGAAGTGGGTGCGCTCTAGCCGGAACGATTTAAGCTCGCGCTCGAACTCGCTCACGGGGTATATACCGCGGTCGAGGCCGTGCTGATGACCACGCCGTTATTGATGTTGTCGACATGCCGGGAAAGGTCAGCCAGTGGAATCGGCGCCAGGACCGGATCGCTTCGATTCAGCGCCGAGATGCTGCCGAGCGCTGAACTGCTCAAGGTTACCGGTGAGGCGTCGACCTGCATCATGTTCAGGGCGCTCGTATTCAAATAGCTGCTTGCGCTTCGACCACCCGTGGTAGACGAGCAGTTACTGGCGCCGTACAGGCCGTCGTAGTCGTCGTAGACTTTGCGAGGCCGCAGGGAGTTCTTGAGGATGCAGAACGCCTCATTGAACGCGCTACCGACACTGGAGATGGCCGATTTTAGGTAGCCAGGCAGTGAGGCAATGGACGAAATGGTCCGGAAGATGTTGATGCCAACCTGGGCGATGCCGCTGGCCAGGCCGATCAGGTTATTCGCCACGCGGCTGATGCCGTTCTTGATCGCCCCGACCGTGTCGACCACGATACTCATGATCGCGGTCGACACATCGACAAACGTCTTGATGATCGCGGCGATCGGCGCCAGGGCCTTGTCCACGAAGGACACGGCAGAGCTGACCCAGCCCTTGATCGTGGCAGCGATACTGGCGAGCTTGCCGATCACAGTGCCCAGGGCGCCGAGACCAGCTGGGATGTTGCCCAGGAACGGGACGACCATGAGCGGATTGTCGACGAAGGTCGAAACCGCCTGCAGGCTGATATTGTACTGGTACAGGAGCGGCTGGGATTTGCTTCGACGCAACTGGAACGGGCCAGGCGCAACGCTCCAGCAAAAGTCATCCAGCATATCGATAAACAGAAGCTTGACCATGGACGGGTCAAGCCCTGTGTCGATCGCCAGCTGCTTGGCAGCGTGATAGTCGTGGACGATAAGCTGGTTGAGCTGGTCGAATGCCTGGGCGCCGTCGAGGCCAGAAGCCCCACCTGCCCGCCAGCCTGTGTGGCCGGCAATCACAACTGACGGCAGACCTTCACCGAAGTTGTCGGCCCATCCCTGGACGCCTCGGCCCAGAGTCTGGTGCACGGCGACACGGGAAGGCTCATTCCTTGTCAGGTCGGTAGGCCTGATCTTCAAAGTTACCGGCGTGCCAAGAACTCCCGCTGTGCTAAGCAGGAACGAGATTGGCCGGACACCGGCGCGCTGATCAGTTGGTGGCGCAGTCGTTAGCATGCCGACAGTGTGGCATCACGACTGCGCCACCTGGCATTACTGGACGGGCTTGTTCGATGCCTCGTCGCCACGCTTGATGCCGTCGTGAGGGTGATCCAGAAGGCTGACGGTCTTCGCTATGATGTCGCCGTTCGGGTTGGTCGCAGTTGGCGCATCGAGCACGATGCCAGCATCCGACTTCATGGTGATGGCGCCCTTGGCGATCATGTTGATCGCGCCCTCGGCCTTCATGTTGATGCCGCCCCTGGCTTCCAGATTGAAATCCTTCTCCATGGTCATCGTCACTACGCCCTCAGGCGTCATAGTCAGCACCACGACGTTCCCAGCCAATCCTACGCGCACGTTGACCTTGCGGCCTGTGTTTCGATCGACCTTGGAGTTGCCGTCGGCATTCTTGCCGGCATTGTCCACCAGGTCCGGCGTTTCGCCGATCCGGATATAGGCACCGCCAGGGTGCGTGTACTGGAAGTTGCCCTCGCCATCGATCGTGTAGCCGACGTCCGATTGGTGCCGGAAGCTTTTCAGCTTAGGATCCTTGGACAGCATCTGGTTGATCTGGGGGAACAGGAATCCGGTGACCACCGGATTGCGGCCGATCATGCTGACCAGAGCGATCTGGTCCTGACCCGTCTCCTTAGAGACGTCCCATTTGTTCGCCTTCTTCGGGACATCAGGCAGGTCGACACTGCCCGATCTTGTGCTGCCATTCGAAGTCTGCACCTGCACGCCAATAAGGCGCTGGCCATTGTCGGCCATGACAAGATCGACCGAGTGGTCATCGGGATGGACCTCGACGACAATTCCTCTGCGCAGGCTCACTGGAATGCACCGATGAAGCTGAACCCAGCCTGCTCGGCCAGCCACGGCGCGCGCGTTCCGGACTCAGCGCCGGTACGCTCGACAAAGCCCGTGCAGCGCTCGAAGGTCAGTGTGGTGGTGTACCCCTGATAAGGGATGAATTCGTCGTCCATTTGCACTACATATGCCTATGAGGTCATGTTCCCCATCAAAAACTGGGCGTAATCGCCGGCCTTCATGCACTCAAGGCCATCGGCATGCATCGGCCCGCCTTTGATCCTGGCGGTGCCGCGTTCAAAGACGACGTTGTCCTTGTT